ATTCCACGTTCCATCAGGTCTGATACTTTTAAATCAAATACATCGCCTTCTCGTGCTGCGCACAAATATGAGATCTCCATTGCCACTTGAATCTCTGTGCGCGCATGCTGATAAATTGCCAGATAGTCTTCATCGGGAATGTATACGTCTCTGTCTACGAGAGTAAATTTCCGGATGCCTTTACATGGATTTCCTTTCACATACCCCCGCTCAAATCCCCAACTATATACCCGAGACATACTGGATACCTCCTGATTAGCCTGATTCTTGCTACTTACGCCACGGCGGTCCATATAAATACGAACCTGCTCGATCTTTATATCGTCTGCTTTGACCTTTCCAAAAACCGGTAATAGCCTCCGCTCATGCTGCTGGTAATCTTTCTGTGTTCGTTGTGCCAACTCGGTAAAGGTCGGACTGTCCAGAAACATTCCCCATAATTTAGCGAATGTCATAACGTCGTGGCGTTTGGCTTTTTCCTCCTCGTATTTCCGCCAGAGTGCGGACATAGTTGTATCTCTAATCTTCCCAAGAGTGATGCTTATTTTTGTCCCCTTGGGTTTCCACACATAGCTATATTTATTTTTGGTAACCCTGGGTGGCAGTTGTGCGTCCGCCGGATTTTTTCGTGGTCGTCCCATAAATGGCGTCGAAATTTGGTTCCGTTGCAACATACTCATCAACCTTTGGTAATTCAGTAATGCTCGGTTCCAGATATCTACGCAGTACAATAGGCCTGTTTCTTCCATCCGTCGTGAATGGGATGCCATGACAACGGAGTTGCCGCTGCTGTTCCGTGTATCGTCTGTAGCCAGTGATTTCTTCAATTTCCGCCGGTGACAGTGTTAGTGTTTGCATGGCTATCACCTCAGATAGCCAGCCAGTTAAAATTAACCGGCTGGTGGGGTTTTCTCTGAAAACGAAAAATCAGTTTTTAATCAGACGCTGCCAGATGGCAGAAACGTACCGGGCCTGGTGCTGTGCATCCGCCAGCGCGTTATGTCGGTCACCCTCGAATGGGATAGATGTTTTAGGATCGAAGCCAATTGCTTTGCCGAGTTCAACCATCGTTCTGATATCGCGGTCATTCCAGTAGTCCCACGGACAATCGAGGCAGGCGAGATCAAATGACGAACGCAAAATGGTGTTATCGAATGTGGCTCCATTCCCCCACACCTGCGCTTTTTTACGGCCGCCGGTGACGTTATCCAGGACGAAGTGTGTGAACATGAGCAGGGCATCATCCAGTTTTATGGCGTCATCATTGGCTATAGCCGAACGTGCTTCAGGGGATTGTTTTAACCACCATATAACTGTTGAGGGGTCGATCTCCGCACCCCATGAGACCGCAGATTCCAGGCTGACAACTTTGTAAAATGTTTCGCCGAGAACCCCTGTAGCCGGGTCAAATAATACGGCACCGATGGAGACAATAGGGGCATTAGATTTTTTGCCCATGGTTTCTATATCCACCATGATGTGAACATATTCAGCGGGTAATTCTTCATCACCATTGTGATGACCGGGTTCAATATTTACGGCAGCTGACGCGCCACCAGACTCAGCGTCGCACGCAGCATGCTCAGCTGCCGCTTTGCCCTCTGACATTTCATCATGATCCGCGGCTTCATCACCGCCAGTTTCTTCCATCTGCACATGGCTAGTGGTCTCCGGGACAGGGATATTCTTTCTCGCTTCATCAAGGTCTTCACGCAGTTCTTCGTATGTTTTCTTTTTCGGTTTTACAGCTGCCGTCTCATCAGCCGCGGTTTCTGCTTTTCGGAGGTCAGAAATTTTGGCTATGTTTGTTGGCATAGGCATGGAGGACCGTCCGCAGGCAATATCCACGATCAGCTCGTCTGGGTGCGCGTGGTCCGTTTCTGTCATTACGTGGTTAATATGCTCCCGGTGAGCAACCCGATCTTCCCACAGACCCACAGGCGTGGTTTTCACCGTGGCGATATTGCAGGCGCGTGAGTAATCTCGCCCACCAGGTATGGACATAAATAATTCGCGGGTTGCCAGAAACTCTTTGTTATCAAACTTGTTCATAATGGAATTAGCCTGAATATCTATTTCCATCGGGACATTGTAGATATCGAACTCTTTGTCGCGCGCAATGAGTCCGAGGGCTATTTCATATTCCAGCCCCAGAACCGTTAACTCGGTGAGTCGATCCGTTTTATTACCGCCGCCGGCGTTTGCTCCAGACGGAGTGCGATTAACCGTTGTGATGTAATTGCCGCGCGTCCATTCTTTTGTGAGGATACCGCGGTCAAGGTGAGACGTCTGAAACCATAATTTTGCAAACTGGACCTGCTTGCCCAGCTCATGGCGCTTTTCAGCAGGGAAGACAGACTTCATTGCACTGGCAAATTTCCAAAGCCCCGGCATATCGTATGATTTGATGTCCGGCACGTTCTCCGCCGCCAGAATCAGATCCTGTACCGCATGGTTATCGACATCCATTTCCAGAATTGACAGCCGGTTACGCTCCGGAATGCTGATGTGGTAGGTATGACGGTCATCGGCTACGAATTGGGCCAGTAGCTGAGTGCGGAAAGGCATTGTCGCGAGTGGATATACTGCATTCTCATCGCCTGCATCGCCTGCATCGCCTGCATCGCCTGCATCGCCTGCATCGCCTGCATCGCCTGCATCGCCTGCATCGCCTGCATCGCCTGCATCGCCTGCATCGCCTGCATCGTCTTCAGGGGTCAGCCCTTCGACAGGTTCATCTGGTTCTGGTGTGACAATTTTTCCCCAGGAGATCCCATCTTCTCCGCCGAGCTCGTAGCGGTCGCACCAGGTATCATCCAGCACGTTTTCTTCTGGTAGGTCGTCAACGATAAACCAGTTAGTGCGGATCGGCAGCTGGTGGTCAGCACCGCGACCAACGGATATTCCGGCGTCTTCGAGAAGATTCAGTATTTCACGATCGGCGCGTGAGTCGGATTTTGCAGAGAACCAGCAAAACAGGCTTTTAGCGTCAGCTGATTTTGCTTTAGCTTTGATGAGGTACGCATAGTTGCTCATTGCGTTTGGGCTCCATTGGATTGTAAGATACCCGGCAGCTGATGGCAGCCGCCTTGGTGGTGGTCATTGGTCAAAACTCGATTCCGGAAAGCTTTGGTCGGCTGACCGGGTACTTAACCCGCCTTGCGCGGGTTTTGTGCTTTATGGGGTTGCTGGTGGCTCCTGCCCGTAGCCTGGATACTCTTTTAAAGCTTTTCGTAATGTCGCTTTAGCTGCCTTTGCAGGCTGCGTAATCGCCAGTTTCATTGCAGTAGCTAATGCATCTGTAACCTGCTCAGCTACCTCCATGGCAAATTCGTGGTCCATCCACACTTCACCCTGAACTTCTTCCTCAACCTCATCGCGCAGTGCTTCTTTGACCTCAAGAACAGGTAACACTCCGACAAGTTGCTCAGCTGGTGCCGTGCTAAATTTCAATGCCAGTTCGTTAGCTGACATAAAACCTCCGGAAAAAGGGCCCGCCGCGAAGCGGGCAAAGTCAACTTTTCCAATTTAACCAGAACAGGCCTCGTCTCCTGTTTGGTTATGATGGCGGTATTACCATCACAATGCCCTGTGCACCGGGCATTAGGCTGGCGTAGCCATTGGTCAAAACTCGATTTAAAAACTTACTGCAGGCTGTTGGTCGTCAGCCGCGGCGAACGCCTGCTTGTAGGGCATGCATTGGCCATTAACTTGCTGCTCTGAAGCAGCGTCAGTGCAGATTTTTTCCGTGTCGTACACGCCGATCAAAACATCAGAGCATTCGCCGGTCAGCGCGCAGACGCTGATAACTAGGGCAAACAGGGTGCTCATGCGTTTACCTCAGGGTCCCCTTTCTGCGCGAGGAAGTAGCAGAGCTGGCGAATTCTTGCTGTGATCCAGTTAAGGCGTACTGCCTGGCGGCCTGTTGCTACACGAGCGAAATCAACCATGTGACAAACTCCGTAATTGGTTTTGAAACTGAAGCCCAAAAGATGAGCCCGATAACTAGCGAAATGACCATAGAGCGAATGCCGTTTTTACTCATTTCAGCTCCTGCCTTAACGCGGCAAACGGTACTTGCTGACTAACCATTAATCAGGCTTTGCAATGCGGCGCCGGGTGCCTCCCGGTGACAGTAGCCAGTTAACAACTACTGCCGACAGCTTCTTTTCCACCCCACCCGGGAAACAAGGCGGTACTGCTTTAACTGAGCCGCGTGCGCATAGCCGCATTCACCGCATTGCAAAGCCTGCTGATTAATCTTTTTCATCTGGCCTTAAGGCGGCTAACCGAACGTAGAACCTGCTGCGCAATGATTTAAGCCATCTCATCCGGTGTTTCGTATGCCGCCGGCAGCTACTTCGTGGGCGTCCTGCCTCGATGACGTGTTGCGATGGGAATATTATAGTCACACGATGTGTCTATGTGTCAATACACAAAATGTGACCATTGAAGGCAAAAGAAAACCGACATAAGCCGGTTTAGATGAGGATCATTCCGATTCTGGTTTAAATCGACCTTTGAGGTACTTTTCTACGTAGTCGTCGATTTCTTTAAGTCGTACTTGGAACAGATCAATCATTCTTTCCTGTTCAGCTTCGGGTAGCTGATTGAACAGCTGCAACATACGCCTCTGTTTTTCAGGTAGCTCTTGTCCACGGTTCTCCTCATCTCCAAAGAGTAAGTAGCTGGGTGAGGTATCAAGTATTCTCGCCAGTACAACCGCATCATCAACGCCGATATTTCGCGTTCCTAGTTCATAGTTGCCAACGCGTGAGGCTGTAGCCCATCCGCACATCTTTGAAAGTTGCGCTTGGCTAATGTTCTTCTTTTCGCGAAGAGCCTTCAGTCTCTCGCCAATGACTTCGGACATAGTTTTCATAAAAGAATTTTACCACGCTTTGTGGCATCTTGATGATCACGTTTTGAGGTTGACAGTGGACACAAATCGTGACTAAATATTATCACAACCACTTAGGAGATAAGACGTGAACAACATAGCTACAGAGCGACAAAAGTTAGGCATTTCGCAGGCACAACTCGCTAAGGCTCTTAATTGGGGTCGTTCACGACTTTCAAATTATGAAGCCAATCTGCGAGAGCCTGGACTCACGGAGTGCCGGTCAATCGTTGATGTACTGAACGAGCTTGGCGCCTCCTGCACTTTAGACAGCGTATTTCCCACGGAATGTGACTCTCAGGTTAGGAGCTGAATATGCAGTCCATCACCTTCGAAAATCATAACTCGCATGCCGCTGTTCAACTGAAATCTGAAAATCAGTATTCGCCGAGGCGCCGGGACAGCATGAAGTGCAGAACTGTATTCGCAGCTATTCAGGAATGGGAATTAACGTTACCCGGACGTGCACAGGAAATCATCGCGCAGCTGGTGGCTGAACAGTGGGAAAAACAGAACGGGAGGGGGATCAGCGTCAATAAGCAGAACCTTTATCGCTATCTGAAAAATGAGAGTGGGTCGGAAAAGTACACCAGTTACGTGATGCAGCTGGCGCCGGCCATTGCTGATGCGATGCCGATAGAGATCGCCCGTAAACATAATCTGAAACGCGGCTTAACTGAGAGCGAGCTGGTGGCCACCGCGATAAAAGAATGCAGTGAGGCGCATCAGGCGAAGCTGCTCGGCGCTCCTTTGCAGAAGCTGGAGCGGGAAATCCGTGAAGCAACGATCGCTTTAATCAATCTGCTTCCGGCAGACGTGGCGGGACCACTACTAGCGAGCATCAGCGCCGTAGCGCCACAGTGTTTTTAATCGAGTTGTGACCAATAACTACATGCCCGTTAGTTGCGGGCACCAGGAGTAACCATGGCAGCGCTGCCCTACATGCAACTTTACATTGCTGATTACCTGGCGGACACCATGCATCTGTCAACCGAGGAGCACGGCGCCTACCTGCTGCTGATGTTCAATTACTGGCAAACGGGGAGGGCGATCCCTAAAGGTCGTCTGGCGAAAATTGCTCGCGTATCGGCTGATCGCTGGAAAGAACTGGAACCTGTAATTAAAGAGTTTTTCGAAGAAGAAAATGATAGTTGGGTTCACCTGCGCATTGAGCGCGATATAGAGACTGTTACCAGCTCCCCGAGAGGTAAAAAATTACCTACTGGCGAATCCCTGAAAGGGTTCAACGGTTATGTGTATTTCATCCGAAATCCATTGTCCGGGTTGATTAAAATTGGCTATTCAAAAAATCCGTGGGCTCGTTTATCTGAACTTCGTCGTAACTACGGTAGTGAATTATCCGTAGTAGCTACGATAAAGACCGTAGATAAGTCGGAAGTATCTATCCACACGACACTCGCCCAATTTCGGGTAGAGGGTGAATGGTTTACGGAAAGTGAGTGCATCAAATCACTTATTTTGCGCATTGTAGCCGGTGAAATAACTACCGTAGAGGCTACGAACACCTACGTATCAAACTACTGTAGTGCTCCTACGGCTCCTACAAATACAGATCCAGATAAAGATACAGATCTAAAAGAAAACCCCTCTCTACGCGGGCGAGAAATTCCAGATATTCAGGAGCCGCAATTTCTGGTCGGTCTGGATATCCCCATCGGTAAATTCACGATGTATGACAACTGGCGACCATCGCAGGATTGGTCTCGGCTGGCTGCCACCTGGGGGATTGCACTGCCAGTACCGGCATATCTGCTGACTGAACTGGCCGAGTTTACCGCCTACTGGAAATCTGAGGAAAAAGTATTCACTCAGGTCCAGTGGGAACAAAAATTCGCACGCAGCGTGGTAACTGCCAGAGCTAAATCCAAACCACAACCAGTGACCGGAGGTAACGGCAATGCAGGACTTCAATCAGTTAGCACCAAATCCCGGGCAGTCCAGGAAATTGAGGCAGCCAGGGAGCGCTGGGAGCAGGAACGCGAACGTATTGGCGGCGGACACGGCATGGAGGCTCTGGACGGTCATGGGCGAGATATTTTCGAACCGATGGACCCAGAAGAACGGGGCGGCGCCTTCGGATATGTGGATGGCTCAGATTGGGTCGATGAGTGATGTTCAGATCACCCTGGTTTGCCAGCAGTGCATGGAGCGCTGCGCGATGGGAAACACCTGGCCGCCGGATCTGGCGGAGTTTGTCGCGCTGGTTTCAGAGAGCGGAGCCAACCCGTTTAGCCTGACCTCAGAAACCGTAATGGCGGAATACAAACGCTGGCGAAATGAGTCGTATCGCTACGCGGGCAGTGACAAATACCCGTGGAAACAGGACGTGCTCTATCACATTTGCGTTGAGATGCGCCGAACGGGAGTAGAGCGCCAGATGACAGAGGGGGAACTGAAAAAGCTGGCTGAGAAGTTGCTGACGAAGTGGACAAAGCACGTTGCCAACGGATTCACCATACCGCCGATTCGCCGGCAGCTCGAGGCACCGCGGCATCCACCAGGACCAACGCCTGCACAAATTTTGATGGAAGAGTATAAGCGCCGCAAAGCGGCAGGTTTAACTAAGTAAGCGAGTTTTGACCATGACCAAAAAATCTAAAGAACGAGTTACCCAGGCACAGATGGTAATCGCCATCGTGCACAGAACGCCAGAATGTATCCTGCAGGATGTTTGCGATGCGCTGGATTTGCCCTCGAGCTCTGCGGGTAATCTTCTACGCCGCCTCCATGCAGCTGGCAAATTACGGCGCTTACACAACGGCACTCAGTACGTTTATCGGGTGCCAGCAGGCACTGAGATCCCTAACGTTAAATTGCCTGAGCCAGCCATCAAAACTACGCCGGAGAAAGCTCAGCTGGTGAATGATGCCATCATTCTGGCACGCCAACTTGAAGAAAAAGGGTTATACCGCCGCGCGGCGACTACTTACACAGCCATTTTGGGAATGGTCAGCAATGCCAGTGAGTTGTGGAATATTGCCCGACTGCGCAGCCGCTGCCTACGTAACGCGGCGAGGTGCTGATCATGGCTAACAAATCACGCGAGCAACAGCAGGCGAGCATCCGGAAAGTGATTGAACTGACCCGGGAGAAGGGCCGGCTGACGATCAAAGAGGCCTGCGGCGAGTTGCACATGTGTCGGGATGCGGTTGGAAAGTATTTCCGATCAGCCGTCAAAACCGGAAAAGTTATTCGCTATGGGCGCCTGGGGTTGTTTCGCGACCAGCGCGCGGTCATCGATTTTGACCTATGCAGATTTGACTATCGGAAGAATGCGGGAGCAGCCAAATGAGCATTGTTAAAACCCATAGCGGTACCGTGATAACGAAAGATGGGCCAGAGCAAAAGCTTCTGCATGAAACCCCATCAATGTGGGTCGCGGGGAAAACAGAGTGTTACCACAAAGACACCGGCAGACGTCATTTTGCAGAGCAAACGCGCCGTCGGCTTATCCTGGACTTAATTCAACCTATCGTGGTGACCGACAAATGATCGAGCATGAAATGATTTTTT